TTACGTTCTATCATGCGTAACGGACACAAGCTGGATGAAAAGCCTCGCATTGAAGTATCAACCATACACGCAAGCAAGGGTGGTGAAAGACAAAAAGTTATGTTGATCACTGACTTATCATTCGGTCCTTACAAGTCATCAACGGAAAATCAACGAGGTAGAGACGATGAGGCTCGTGTGTTTTATGTAGGAGCTACTCGGGCAAAAGAAGAATTACATATTGTGCGACGAACCGAAGGACAATTTGAGTATGAACCTATTTTTCATTACGAAAGGTTATGTAAATGATTTCACAAAAACTTTTAGATGAAGCAAAAAAATTATTAGGTGGTGATCGACAGGAGGAATATGGCGACAAACTTAAAAACCATCAAAACATCGCAAAGCTGTGGTCAATATTTTTAGAAAAAGAAATTACAGCGCACGATGTGGCCATTTGTATGGCGTTGGTTAAAGTAGCACGGCTCATGCATCAACATAAGAAAGACAGTTATTTAGATATGGCGGCTTACGCCGCTATTGCTGGAGAAATAGAAGAACGCACAAAAAAGGAGAACAATGAAAAATCAGCCTAACTGGTTTCCTAAAGTTCACCGCATGCCCAGTGAATGGGTGCAACCGGATTCTTTTCCTGATCTTTCTCAGTATGAGGAAATTGCTATTGATTTGGAAACAAAAGATCCTGGAATTAAAAACACGGGTCCTGGATACATTCGTAAACACGGCGAAGTGGTGGGGATTGCCGTAGCAGTGGACGGTTGGTGTGGTTATTATCCCATCGCTCACGAAACACCGCCCAATATGGATAAAGAATTAGTTACACGGTGGCTTAGAAAACAATGTTCTTACGAAAATATTAATTATATATTTCATAACGCTTTTTATGATGTGGGTTGGTTAAAAACAATCAATGTTGACATCAAAGGAAAAATAATAGACACTCTAATTGCTGCACCGTTAGTAGACGAGAATAGGTTTCGTTTTGATCTAAACTCACTCGGAAGGGATTATCTAAAAGAGTCAAAATCGGAAACCCAACTCTACGAAGCAGCTAAAATGTGGGGCCTTGATCCAAAAGGAGAATTATGGAAGCTTCCAGCCTCGCACGTAGGAGAATATGCGGAACAAGACGCAGCACTTACGCTACGCCTGTGGCATTATTTACAACGAGAAATTACAGCGCAGAACCTCGTTAATGTTTTTGAATTGGAAACAGAATTGTTTCCTGTTTTATTTGAGATGAAACAAAAGGGAGTGCGTGTTGATTTAGAAAAAGCAGAGAGGATTAAAAATGATTTACAGACTAAAGAAAATAAAATCTTACGTTCAATTAAAAAGCTTACAGGTAAGGATGTGGAAGTATGGGCTGCAGCTTCAGTGGCTAGAGCATTTGAATCACTTAAAATTCCTTATGATCACACACCGACAGGTCAACCGAAATTTGATAAAAACTTTTTGGCAAGTCATGATTCTCCTTTGGCACAGATGGTTGTGGAGGCACGTGAAATCAATAAAGCGAGAACGACATTTATTGAAAGTATCACCAAGCATTCGCACCGAGGCCGGATTCATGCAGAGATTCACCAAATGAGATCAGACCAGGGCGGTACCGTCACTGGTCGTTTTTCGTATTCAAATCCAAATTTACAGCAAATTCCTGCACGGCACGCTATCCTGGGCCCACTAATCAGGAGTATATTCATTCCCGAAAAGGATTGTGAGTGGGGCATCTTTGATTACTCGCAACAAGAACCACGGCTCGTGGTCCACTACGCCAGTATGAAACAATATTCAGGTGCTGGTCAATTTGTAGACGCTTATCAAAACGATGAAAACACCGATTTTCATCAATTGGTGGCGGATATGGCGGATATTCCCCGTAAACAGGCTAAAACAATTAATTTAGGGCTTTTTTATGGCATGGGAAAAGGTAAATTAATGTCGCAGCTGGGGGTTAATTTAGAAGATGCCACTGATCTGTTAAACGGTTATCACGAAAGAGTTCCTTTTGTTAAGCAATTAATGAATGACACAATGACACGAGCTTCTAAAAAAGGATTTTTATTTACGTTGGAAGGTAGAAGATGTCGTTTTGATTTATGGGAACCGGCTAATGAATGGGGATCTAAAGCGTTGCCTTTGGCTGAAGCTCAAAGAGAATATGGCGAAAGTATGATTAAACGTGCTTGGACTTACAAAGCTTTAAACAGATTAATACAAGGCTCCGCTGCCGATCAAACAAAGAAAGCTATGCTAGAGCTGTACAAAGAAGGATATTTACCTCACATACAAGTGCATGATGAACTTGATTTTTCAGTTGCTAATGAAAAAGATAAGAATAGAATCAAAGACATTATGGAAACGTGTGTACAATTAGAAGTCCCGAGTAAAGTTGACGTGGAATGCGGAACGAGTTGGGGGGATGCAGGTGATTGATGAAATCTTTATGCTTAACATTATTTTTATTTTGTCAAACGACATTTAACACTTTTGATTTTTCTTACTCAAATAAACAAGAATTTGTTCAAGGAATTACGGATTGCACTTTATTATCCAACACTTTTGTTGCTCCTCCACAACGTGTTATTATTTTAATTAGCGTGGCCCAGGCCGTCCTGGAGTCAAACTGGGGAACCTCTCGTTTTGCTGTTCAAGGAAATAATTTTTATGGCATCATTGAAACCGATCCAACCTCTAAACATTTAAAAGCTTTAGGCAATCCCGACATAATGATCCGTGTGTATGGACGTAAGTGTGAATCCGTTGCCGATTACATTAATGTTTTAAATACGCATTCTAATTTTAAAGAATATCAGAACCTTCTTTTACAGCAGTGGATGACGGGTAAAATGGACCCTGTTGCCATCGTAAAAACACTGGAATCATACGCTGTTGACCCTAATTATGTGGAAAAACTTATAAAAACAATGAGTGGTTTACTCCATCAATATCCCAATATTTTTCATTTGACAGTGTCTATTTAATAGACTAAAGTCCCATTTAATTAAGGAGAAAGTTATGATATTAAAAAAAGATTACGAAGCGACGTTCAAGGAAGGCTTTAGACTTGGACAACGCATTACCCGTGCCTCCGTTTTATATGCGCAAGCGGGCGATGCTAAACGTCTAGGGGATGAAGTGATGGCGAAGTTTTATCTTGAATCCGCTAAACAGTGGGTGGACATGTCAAAAAATTGCGGGAGAAAGTTTACTCCGGCCGTGGCTCACGACCCAGATCAACCTATGTTTGATTTTGGCGATTGTGAACAGATTATTCGCCCTAATGATTACGCCGAGCCATCAGAAGTGGAAGAACCAAATTTAAAAGAAGTAAATAGGAGATAACGTGAATATTTTAAAATTTAAATCCGTAGCTGTACGTATAGAAACATACAAGTTACTTAAAAAAATAGCCGAAGAAGATAATAGATCTGCTGGTATGCAGATTACACATCTAGTAGAAAAAGAAGCAAAGAAAAGAAAGAAGAAGGCTGCGTGATACAAAGAATTGTTTTAGAAAGATTTACTGATCCTGTTAAAGGATTAGAAAAATTAAGAATTGTAAAAGTGGAAGGTGTTGGTTTTCCCAAAGATCCTGACAGAGTCGATAATATTGATGACCGAGCAGCTCATTTTAAAAAGTTTGAAGTGGGTACGGTTATGGGTATTTATGATTTTTTAAGTGATCCGGATTACTACACTAAAATGTACAGCATTGTTCACAAACAGGATGATTATGTCACAAACGTCTGAACAATGTTTTCGTTGTCGGAAAGAAAAAAAGACTCTTCACCCGATGACAGGCTATCCGCGAAACAAATTATGCACGACGTGTTATGTGGATAGTGAAGCCGATAGGGCTCGATGGAATAACCAAAAAACAAAGGAGAAATAATGTTTGAATTATGGCACGTTACCGCTATCCTCGGCATTTTTGCCTTAGGATATTTTTTTGGAAGATGGACTGTTAAGCATTACTATGAAATTAAATATGAAGAACTTCAAGACGAATACTCAACAGTTTGGCCAGAAAAAAATAATAAAAAAGGAAAAGAATGGGCAGCACGACGTCTGAGTTAGTGATCTGTCCTCATTGCAAGGGAAACGGATTCATCACATTGAGTTGGGAAAGTGACACAACGACACAACAATGTGAGATCTGTGACTCGCAAGGAGAACTAGATAACACTAAGCATTACAAACAAAGTTGGGAACAAAAACATATTGTTCGAGGAGAGGAAATCGTAACAAGATCCTTGTATTTTGGACCACTTTTAGATCCCGAAAGCTTTCCCGACTATAAGATTCACAAAAGCTAATTTGCTTTTTTGTGAAGAATAGGCTATAATTTAGGCCGTTCACTTTGACAAGCCCCTGCACCAGTATCGCTGGGTGGGGGCGGTCTTTAAGGAGGGGCATGAGCGACCAGGAAATTTTAAAGCAACGTGATTTACTTGACGCCTTACTCGCATCCAGGACCACGCCTCACGAACATCGGCAACAAATGAAATTAATGGATTCCATTTATTTTGAAAAAAAATTACCCAGTAATGTGATTTTATTTCCCATCAGCAGGATAAAACGCTATGTACGCACACCTACCAGAGAGCCCAGTAAAAAAAATATTTGATTGCCCTAAATGCGGCAAAGTGTCTATTTATTTTTACGATTCCAACCACGACCGTTCCTACACCCCTCAAGAATGGGAGTCCATCATGACGGAAGGTAATGAAGCTTTGTATCGCATATTGCAAACCGTCCGGGAAAATCCTCTTTTCTTCGGTTAATGTCAAAAAAATACAAATACACCAGCAGCTACATCAAGGAGTACAAAAACGCCGTTTCCCCTGAACTGGCCAATAAGATCATTACGCAAAGGGACCTGGAGTTTCATCAAGCGACGACGAACGGCGGATCCGTCAACACTCATCGCAATTGTTTGATGAAAAAACTTGATGCGCAGTTCAATGATGACATCTCCCGCGTGTACGCCAAGGTGTTCAAGTACTACATCAACGAATTTCGTTTTTTTGATTCCGTGAAAAGAGAGTCAACCGGGTATGATCATGTTTTGTATCTCGGAGCGCACGCCCAGGAGTACAAGGATCACGTTGACATGTCCAGAATCCACGAACCACGGATCTTGACTTGTTCATTAATTCTCAATGACAATTATAAAGGTGGAGATTTTAGTTTTTTTGAAGGAGAAACAATAATACCTAAAAGAGCTTGTAGCGCTATTGTATTCCCTAGTAATTTTTGTTTCCCACACGCTGTAACTCCTGTTTCTGAAGGAGACAGGCATGTTATTATTACCTGGATTAGATAATCCATAAAAGGCTCCTCCTATAGATGTATTCTTCAAGATAAAAATATTTTTTATTTTTCAAACTAGAGGTATCCTAGGTAACCAAGTAACTTCCTTTGTATTTCCTAGCTTTTTAGGTTACTTCAAGGTTACTTCTATCTTTTTACAAGTAACCTTTTTATATATACAAACATAACTCGCATTGCATAAAATTGCTTATTATTGTATAGTTTCTGGGAAGAAACATCTATTGTAAGGATGCATTATGGAAGAAAACAAAGAAAAAAAAGAAATAATGATACCAGAGGCGTTGTCTGATGCGTTATTTCATCATAAAATTACTGGAAAACAAAGAAAATTCATACTTCTTTTAGTCCATTCAGAAGGTTTGCACACAGCCACCCATTGCGCACTGCAGGCGGGGTACGCAAAAGATTCAGCAGTTGTGAGAGCGTCAGAGCTCCAGAACCCTGAAAAATATCCTTTGGTTGCAAAAGCGATTGAATCAGAAAGACGAGCTATTGTTGAAAGATACAAGTGTACTCAGGAAAGATCTTTATCTACATTGGCACGCATTAGAGATAAAGCGTCTGAGTCAGGTAATTGGAATGCTGCCGTAGCCGCAGAGACTCGCCGTGGACAGATTGCAGGGCTGTATGTTGATAAAAAAGAAATAATGACTGGAACTATAGATTCAATGTCGAGAGAAGAGGTTGAGAAAAAGCTTCAAGATTTAAAAGAACAATACAGTATTGAAACTACCTTTGATGAAGTAAAAGAAATGAAACAAATTGAAAATAAGGCTTGACTATAAAATAGAATGGGATTATGGGGTATATAAGACTGGTTTCTGATAATGAAAACTCTTAAATGAGGCTACAGGCTACCAGATGTAAAAACATACCTGTCCCAATGAATTAACATTGTGGGTATAAAATATGCCAGTCTTTA